CTTGCCAGGTGTCAAGGATTAAGTAGGGTTGGGCGAGACGCTCTTTAACAGTGGATCGCATCAGTGATTACGTTGCTCTTGCAGTAGCAATCCACGGTGTTGCGCTGGTCATCGTGAACATGACCCCGACGCCAAAGGACAATGAGGCATTGAGCAACTACCGCAGGCTTGCAGTCAAGCTGTATCGAGCCGTTGAGGTACTGGCTGGGATCGTCAGCCCAATGGTCAAGAGGTAGGCCGTGCAGCCCTTCGTCATTGGCCAGGAGCTGCAGTTCAGGCAGGAAGCGACCAAGCGCACCCTGTTGGATCTCTTTGAGTCCGAGGACTACGAGGGGCTTCTCAACGCGGCTGTGCTCCTGAACGACCTATGGCACCAGCAGACAGCGATTGCTCGCTGGTTTGCGCAGGAGGCAGCAGAGAACTTGGGAGAAGCCTGGCAGGCCGGCCGATCTAGGTGATCATCTTGGTCTGGTGATTGGGATCGCTCTCATCCAAGGCGTGAACCTCGGGGCCGAAGCCAGTGGCCAGGAGCTCATCGCTCAGCCCTTCCTCCTTGGCCTTGTCTTTCCTGTTGGCTCGTTCTGCATCAGCAGCCTCAAGTGAGGCGATCCAGCTGTCGTAGGCCTCACGGGAGGGGATCTTGACCGGCAGCTTCAACCACTTGCGCACTTCCTTGGGGCAGCGCAGGAAGACGCTGGCTCCCGAGGTGTAGGCGATGTAGTAGCGCCCGTTCCAGTCCACACCTGTCTCGATGCTGGTGTGGACGCTGAGGTGCAGTCGCTCTCTTTTCATGGCTTGCAGGTCAGATACCAGCCGCCAGAGCCACCGGGCATCCAGCGGGGATTCCAGTTCTTGCGGCTGTAGGCAATGCCGGCGCCTTTGGTGTGGTTGGTGTAGCCACCGTTGACCAGAGAGGCTTCCCCGTTTGGATCGTTGTGGATCCAGAAGTCAGACGTGTAGCCGATCACAACGGTCCAATGCCCCGTCCCGGACGGGTTGCTGACATGCCCCTTGTGCAACCAGCCAACGGCAACAGGTCGGCCAGCATCGATCTCCTGTTCCAACACCCTCGGGTTGCCATCGGTGTGGAAGTCGGCCGTGAGCCCTAGAGAGCGCAGGGCGGCCAGTTGGGCCTGGGCGCTTGTGGTGTCGCCGTACTTCTGGCGAATGGCGTTGTAGGCGTCGTCATTGACAACCTTCCCCCAGAACATTGCCAACATGGCGCAGCTGGAGGAGAAGCACTCGCGGTAGCCAGTGCCGCTCCTGTTGTCGTTCTGGCTCTGCCAGCGGACACTCAGCGGATTGCGCGTGATGGCCTCGCCCTGAACTGGGCGCTGCTCACGCATCAGGGTGATCAAGCGGTCGGCATAGCTCGGGTTGGTGGCGTAGCCCTGGCGTTGCAGCTCTCGTGCCGCGTTCTCCCTATTGCTGGCATTGTTGACCCCGCGGTGGGTTTTGCCGTTGGCGGAGAAGTCTCTATGCCAACGATCAACGAGGTACTCAACGCACTCGCTGAGGCTGCGGAAGTCTAGGAACTCATCGGTGATGGTGATGGTCTTGCCGTTCACCACCTCCTGGGTCTTGTGCGCAGTGCCTGGCCCCTTCAAGCCGAAGTAGTTGTGGCGGCCACTGGTGTGCTTGCCCCAGCCGCTCTCCAAGGCCCACTGGGCGGCAACGAGTTCGGGGAACTTGGCGCCTGATGTCTTGGCAGCAAGCTCCACGCCTTCCCAGGTATTGGGTACATCAACGATTGGCTTGCGCCAGGTCTGCACCCAGTCGGCTGATTCGGTCAGCAGGCCGGGGTCTGATTCATTGATGTGTTGACCCAGCTTGCGGATGGCTGCGATCTGATGATCCAGGGCCTTGTAGTTGTCCCAGAACTGGAGCCAACGCTCAGGCGTGAACTGCACGTCCTTGATCCCCATGGCACAAAAAAGAGGGGTCACTGCACCCCTCCACGATCTCCCCTTTGTTGAGACTAGGCAATGCTTGCCAGAGTGGCAGTGGGTGGCGCTGAAATTGCTGAGGCGTCTTCGGGCTCCAGGATGACGCAGCCATCTTCAACAACAACCTTCACGAAGGTTCCCGGTTTCATGTTGCATTGCTCGGTATAAGCACGGCCAACAGGGACCAGGCCCTTGGGGCCAACCTTCAGGCGGAAAGTGGGCTCCTTGCCGGGGCGCTCATCAGGCACCGGATCGCCAATGACCAGGCCATTGGCTTGGCTGATCGCACGGTAGAACTTGGTGCGCTGCAGATTGAGCTTGCCGTTGCGATACCCGTAGTAGCCGGCACCCTGGATGATGGCACCCTCATCAGTGCCGGCACGCTCCTGGATGTAAGCAAGCAATTCCTGCCCTTTCAGCTTCGCCATGAGAACAACAGTTGTACGGTGTCAAGCTTACCCCTTGAACCACGTCTTGGGATCACTGAACGTTGCAGCAGTAGAGACGCCACTCAAGATCGCGTTGCCGATGATGGATCCTGCGCTAGGTCCTGCGATGGCGGTAGGTGCGATGTACTGCGGGCGCAAGCCTGCAACAGGCTTCAGCGGATCGAAGAACGTCTGCTCCCGGTACTTCGTTGTTGCCTCATCAAATGCCTGACGTGTCTGCAGTTGCAGGCTCCTCAGCTCACGTCCGTACTGCTTCTCTGCCAGCTGGAAGCTGGGGATCGTCAGGTTCTGCATCTGACTCTTGGCGAGGCCGTAGTCAGAGATGTACCTGGCGTTGGTGTACTTGATCTTCTCGGTCTCGTCCTGCATGGTCAGCGCGTACTGGCTGAGCTGACGGGACACGTCGTTCTTCATTGTGCTGTTCAGCAAGCCGAGCTTCACATCACGACTGGTGGCTCGTTGATCAAGCTCAGCCCATGTGCGGCCCAACTGCTGCGCAGCCTGCACTGCCAGCTTCCTGGATGTGTTGCTGCCACCCTGGCGGGCGCTGGCAACAGCCTTCACCTCGCTGTCCTTGGCCGCAGCGGACAGGACGTTCAGCTGCCAACCCAGGTAGTCTCGCTGCTCCTCCAGCGCCAGGCTGGCAAGCAGCTCCTGCGTGTCGGTCGTCAGCTTGGCAACCGTGGCGTTGCTCTGCAGCGCCGTCTGGTTGATGTTCTGCATGTACTGGCGCACCGCCTCGGTGCTGTCGGCAGCCAGCTTGCTGGTCGTGTACTGGTAGTCCAGACCAACCTGGGTCGCACGCAGCCGCTCCTCGGTCACGAACTTGTCGTAGAGGGCCTGGCTGTTGATGGCCAGGTTCTCAGTGGCTGAAGAGATCAGCTTCGCCCCATAGGTGGCCTGATCAAGGGCGGTCTGTTTTTCGTTGAAGCGAAGCTGCTCGATGCGAGCACGGTCCCAGTACCACTGGGTCATGTCGCGCTTCTTCTGGATCTGATACTCCTGGAGAGCACGCTTGTATTGAGCTTTGGCAATCCGTTCCTGTTCAGCGTTCTGAGCATCAGCTGCAGCTTTCTGACTGGCGCTGCCAAAGATGGACTGACCGATGCCCAGGATTCCCCCGACAACAGCAGCGATAGGGAATGCCATTAGTTCAAGCTCTTGCTGCGATTAGTGTAATTGCCTTCCCATGAAGCACCAGTGATGGTTACTGGCAGCCAGCTATCACTTTCAATCGTGACACTGCATTGCGTGTTGCGTGAATAAACAGGCACGCGGAACCTGCCATTCTCAAGCGCACTCGTCTCTGTACTGATCAAGTTGTTGAACACGTTGAGCCTGCGGCTGCGGAACTGCTGCCGACTGTCCGTTGATCTGTTCAGCCGCTTCACGACAACCTCGTACTCACCGGTGTCCTGGTGATACGTGGTCCAAGTCGCAACCTGCAGGCGACCATCCAGGTCGCCAACGATCCGGCTCCTGGCCTGGTCCTTCTCGACGGTGTACGGGGTGCTGAACTCGTACTCCATCTTGTAGGTCCGACCAAAGGAGATCTTGTCCGCGGTGTAGTTGCCGCGCTCAGAACAGACGATGGTTGTCCCACTGCTCGCCTTGCCCAGCTGCAGGCCCTTGAGTCGTGAGTTATCGAACCGGACCACGGCCTTGGTTTCGCCCTGCATCTGGTAGGGCAACGTGAATGTGGTCAGGTTTGTTGAAGCGTCATACGAGGCTGTGATGTTGTCTGTAATCGACGCATTGGCATTGCACTCTGGGTAGCCGATCTTGCGATCAAGCAAAACCTCGGGCTGCGTCGTCACCCGCAGCTCATCAATGGAGAGCGTGCAGGTGTAAGTACCATCTGAGTACGTCATGATCAGCCACAGATCGCCGTCCAGAAAGCGCATGTAGCGAATGTCGCCATCAAAGGTCCACTCGCTCCAGCTCGCTTGCGATTTGGCTGTAGAGGCGCCAGATGACTGGTAGAGATACTTGTAGACGTACAGCTTCTTCCTGTCGTCAGGTGTGCTGCACAGGAAATAGTCAAGGCTTTCGTCAACATCCCAATGGGTTGCAATCCCCTTGATGTACTTGGGGGCGTGCAGGCTGATGTTGAGGCTGCTCCCCAGGTTCAAGCCCAGGCGCCGTTGCTGATTATCGATGAACTGGTACTCGCGGAAGTTGGTGTACCCAGCTTCTTTGGTGGAGAAGATGATTGTCGGGCCAGCAATCTTCGGCCGCAGGTACGGGTTCATCTCAATGTTGGTCAGGCGCAGGATCGTGGCTGTCCTGGGCGTCAACACGTCAACGTCAGCCGCCCTCACCTGGAACTGGCTGGACTGGCTGAAGGCCAGCAGCGACTCATCGATGGGCAGCAGCCAGTTCAGCTCCTCGCCCCGCTCGGAGCTGGCCCGCACATCGAACGCGTCGGTATCCAGCAGCTGCGTCGAGGTCTTCTGGAAGAACCGGAACGGCTGGTCGGTCGCGCTGAACATGACTGTCTGGCCGGCGCAGACCGCATAGCGGCCGCGGAACAGAACGTGATCCCTGATCTTCTGACCGATAAAGGCCGGGGTCTCAACTGTGGTCGAGTTGCCGGTGTCCCTCTCAGACCATTTGGGGAAGGTGAAGCTGTAGGTCGTTGGTCCAACCGTCAGCGTTCGGGTGGCTCCATCCGCTGGGCCAACAAACACAACGTTGGGGTCCCTTCGGTAGATCACCAGTGGCATGGTGTCCACATTGAGCTTGTACTGCTGGCCGGGCTGCGTCACCTCCTGCCAGTTGCCAGGACCAATGTTGACTGTTGGGTCGTCAGTGGCGAACTGCACCCAGTAGTCATCCAGGTTGTCTCCAGGGTTGGAGTCCACCTGCAGGATCATCCCGTTGTACGCCTGGGTGGGCAGCTGACTGACGGTTGAGACCTTGCCCTTGATCGCCCTGGCCAGGGTGTTGCTGCGGCCGTCGTCGATGCTGATGGTGAAGTCGCTGCCGTCTGTCTTCTTCACGTAAACAATCGGCCCCACCTGCGTCACGGTGAATCCGCTGACAGCTCCAATGGTGCTTGCCAGGTTGTTGGCAACCAACGTGGTGCTGATCGTGTTTGGCGTTGCGGTGGCAGCAGGCGTTGTGTAGGCGGTCAAGGCTGTGCCATTCAGCGTCACCCGGTAGGTGATCTCATAGGCAACGCCTTGAATGAACAGCATGGCCTCGTTGACCTTGGCTGCCTTGGTGGCAGCATCCATCGCTGTCACCTTCTCCCTGTTCAGCAGCAAGCCCAGCGGGCCGCTGTTGATGAAGACGTACTTGTCGTTGAACTCAGAGCCCGAGTTGTACAGGTAGCCGGTGTTGGCAACATCGATTGCGCCAGGCGAAGCCGATAGGCTCAGACCCGTCCCATGCACATCAAGGGCAGGGGCTGCACCGTTATTCATCAGCTGCAGCTTCATGCCCCCGCCGCTGGGGTACAGCATCAGGCTGTAGGTCTCGCCTTGCGTGACCTGCATGAACTCCATGAAGAAGTCCGTGACCGGGCTGGAGTTCACCCTGGCCACGTACTTGGTCGGCCTGCGCTTCGTCAGGCCTTCAACCGGAGAGCTCCAGGCGTTCACCTGTTTCTCGGCCTGACCTACCTGGCGCAGGTGAGCAGGCTGCTGACTGATGCCCTGGGTCAACGAGTCAACGTTGGCCTGCACCAGGCTTGCTGGCACCTCGCGTCGAGGGGTCAGCCGAGACTTGGAACGCATCAGACTCTCCGGTAGTTGACACCCTCAGCAGGGATGTAGCCAAGGCCCTGACCAGCTCCCCGGTCATTGCCCCAAAGCAGGTTGTTGTTCAGCTGCCGCTCCTCATCCCTGATCAACATGGCGCGGGCGTACTCCTCGTCTTGGACGGTGTACGCGTAGATCGCGTTGCTGTTCAGGTAGCGGTCTGCATAGATCCGAGCCGCACGGATCGTGATGTACTGCTGCGCTGCGTGGGGCAGTTCATCCCAGGTCAGCCTGGTGACGATCCGGTCCACATACAGCGGTGACATGCCTGTTACCCCAAAGTCATACTTGCGTTGCAGCCTGTTGTACACGCGGTTGCCACGCGCCACATACTGCATGTTGGGGTAGCGGGCCGGTGAGAACTGCACCGACAACGCACTGCTACTGATAGGGAACTCGTTGGCTGAGTTCATCTGTAGCGGCACCTCGTGGTCGGTGTTCCACGACCAGCCCTCGGCCTGCACATCACGTTCAACCTCACCCAGCACCTTCCGGGCCAGGGCGCTATCCGTGATCTCGTTGACGCTGATGTCACTGAGGCGATCAATGGGCGCCTCCCCGATGACGGACAGCAGCGTGTTGATCGCCTCCAGCTCAGTCATCAGCTCACTCGCAGCAGCACGTCGTCAGCGGTGCCGGCGACGGTGGAGGTCACACGCACCACGTCACCAGCTCGATAGCCAGTACCTGCAGCGTTCACAGCAGCAGAGGCAAACACGCCGCTGCTAGCGGTCAGGTTCACCGTCAGGCCGGTGCCGCTGCCGCCCGTGGTCGCAGCTGCAGTCTTGTTGGTGGCGCCACTGGTGCCGTTGTTGATCACAGCCACAGCGCTTGCGGTGATTGCTGCGCCGGGCACGCCGCCGTTGGCTTGCCAGCCACCAGGGCCAACGATCCCGTTCACGCCAGTGACGCGATACACCTGCGCAGTGGTGGCGGAACCATCAGCACGGGTTCCGGTTGCAAGGCCCGCGGCCAGGGTCACAACTGCCTGGGGGCCAAGAGGGTCAATGGTCTGTTGATCTTGCCAGTTCCAATCAAGTGCAGTGACTGTGCTGGGTGGATTGATTGTGGTGATTGTCGTTGCCATGAAAAAAGGGGGCATCGCTGCCCCCATCCTGCCAACAACTTGACCGAACTCAACCGTTGTGGATTTCAACCACAGCTTCAGGACGCAGGGGACCTGCGCCATAGGCCATCTTGGACACCATCAGGGTGGCCTGGTGAGTCACGGCATAGTCATTGCCGGTCATCTGCATGGTCAGATCACGCAGCTTCACGACACCAACTGCACCCTTCTGGAACGCAAGCATCTTGGTGGTGCTCATGTTCACAGAGGACAGCACGGTATCCACGCCACCGAAGGTGTAGCCCTGCTCGCCGGTGGGAGCAGTGACGTTGCCTTGCTGGATGTGGTTGCTGCTCAGGATGTTGAAGCCAGCCAGCTTGGAGATTTGGCCAGTGGCATAGCTGCCATTGGCGCCAGGCTGGTTGAAGTCGAAGTTCACAGCACGGCTGGACTGAATCAGCGTGTAGTAAACGTCGGGCGAGCAGACCAGGACGCGGCCATCAGCGGGGATGTCCTTTTGGTCCAGGGCCTGAGCGGCAGCGAACACCGAGGCAACAAGGTCATCCGGGGTGGGAGTGGCCTTGTTGATGTTGATGCGGGTGCCAACGCGGTACGGATCGTCGGGGGACAGACCCGAGGGCAGGTTGGCGGTGAGGTCGCTGGTGCTGGTGCGAGCAGCCAGGGTCAGCACGCGAGCCAGGCGCTTGTCATAGCTCCGGGCCATGGCGCGACCCAGCTCAACCGAGTAGATCGAGCGGATGTCGTAGTGGTTCTTGGCCTCGTCGAGGTCGAAGATCGAGGCGTCTGCAATCAGCAGATCATCGATCTTGATCACCACTTCGTTCTGGGCCATGTTGCCCTGACCGGTGAGCATTTCACCGGGGGTCATGTACCGAGACTTGAAGCGACCGGTCACGGGGAACTGGGCGCTCTTGCCGTTTTGGATGGTCCGGGTTTGGACCAGGCCATCGAAGATGCAGTTCCGCTCGAAACTGGTCAGAACTTCTCCACTAAAGACCTTGAGGAACAGGGCGTTGTCCTGTGCCCATGTGCCCGTGGTGTTGTTAATAGCACCAGGACGTGAAAGCGTTGCATCAGGTGCAGGCATGATGTTGCTCCTTGTTGATGAAAGGTGTGCGGTTGATTAACCACTGAGGCGTCTTGCCTTCACCAACGTCGCGTCTCTGGGGTGTCGGCGCACCGGCCCAGGAGCAGATCACGTGGTTGGTTGATCTGCTCCTTTTATAGCTCCTAACGCTGGAATCCGAAAATGGAATCAGGTGATGCAGCTATACGCCGCTCCACTTCCTGTCGATACCCAGAGTCCTTCTCGTAACGAGGATCAGCCATCGCTTCTGTCACTTGATAACGAGAGCTGTAGCCACGCACTTCATTGGCAGGAGCACGCCCGCCCGTCAGCTTGGGCTCATACCCGTTCTGCATCATGTAGTCATACTGCAGACCCTTCAGGCTGTTGATGATTGCAGCTTGATCGCCCGATGCGAGCGCGGCGTTGTACGCCTCCGTCCGCTCAGGCGGCAGGTTGTTCACAGCCCAACTGGATAGGCGTTGATACTCAGCCTCTCCACCGGCCTGCTCAAGCACTGAGGTACGGATGGCGGCGGCGGTGGCTGGGTCAATCCCCCCTTGATCAGAACCATCCTCGGAGTCATCGTCATCTCCGACGTACTGATCAGCCTCCTGCTGCTGGGGTGCTGGATCACTTGGCTGCTGTCCATTCTTGACGCGGCTGTACTCCCTTTGCAGGTTCTGGTACGCCTGGGCAAGATCATCAACTGACTGGTATTTCCCCAGAATCAGTCCTTGTCCTTGCGCTCCAGCCTGCTCGTCGTATAGCTCGGCCCTTGCGGCTTCAACCTTGGCGGACTCTTCGGCAGCAGCACTCTGTTCAGAGGGGCTGCCGGAGTCACTGGCGAATGCAACCTCAGACATTGAAACCATCCTGGATGATCATGTGACCGCCATCAGGCAGGGGCTGCATGTGCATACCCTTGCCTGGTGTCAACATCTTGTCACTAGGAGTTGGGGCTTCAGACTGCGACTGCTCCTTGATCAGCTCCGACAGCTGTTCCTCCGCTGGGTTGCGGCGTCGCCGTTGCTCCACTCTGGATCGCTCCTTGTGCGAGTTGTTGTGCCAACATAGCCTGCTGTTGCTGTGCTTGCTCAGCCTGTAGTTCCTGGTCATTCTTCACCAGGCCAGCTGTATCAATGCCGTCCGCTGCTGCGAAACGACGGATCAACTCGCTGGGGTTGATGTACTGCAGGAACTGCTCCGGGCCAATCGACGCAGCAACTGTCTGCAGGAAAGTGGTCAGCCGCTGCTTGTCATTGCCGCGGCCGATTGCTTCCAAGCCAGTCGTCACCTGAGGCTCGACCAATCCCTTCGGCACCGCAGGGATGTCTCCCTCCCGCTCCATCAGGTGCATGACCCTGCGGATCAGAGGCAGCTGCAGTTCAGCACTGAGCATGGAGTAGACGCCAGCGAGGCCACGCTCCAGAGACTCGGCCATCAGCCTGATCTCTTCTGCCGTCACGCGCTCCGCATCACGCTGAATTGCCTCATCAGCAAGGAATGTGTAACTCAGTCTGCGCTCCAGCAGCTGCATAGCCTGCAGTGCCACCGACATGTCGGATGACTTCTGCACCTGCAGCGCTTCCACGTCTGCAGCATTGCCCGCAACGATGGCTCCGTTCTCGGCCCGTGCCAGCACGTCAGCCCTGGTGGTGCCGTTGGGGTTGACCAGGAACAAAGCCTTGGCACTGATCAGCGCGCCTTGGACGACAGCCTTGCTCAGTGACTCCAAGCTCTGCAGGTCGCCAAGCACCTCCTCAACCAGGCCGCGGCCATAGCTCTCGCCTGCCACCTTCCGCAGCCGGAGGACCACCCAGGGACTGGTCTGCATGGAGCTGAAACCAGCCGTGCCCGACAGCTTCTCCCCGTCGTACTCCTGGTACCACTCAACCCGATCACGCTGCGGATCGATGTTGATGTGCGTGTACACGTCCTCCCGGTCGTCGCTTTCTTCCTTGCTTTCGCCGGGCTCCTTGGGCTCACGCCTTGGCATGTACCGCTCAGCCACCTGCTCACGCACCACGATCTCGGTGACGTTCCCCTCTGGGTCACGGTCAACGCAGAACGACCGCAGGGTGTACATGCGGATCGCGTCAGTGCCGATGTACAGCAGGGCGTTGCCGCCAACGATCAAATGCTTGACGGCTTCAAACAGAGCAGAGCGCGCCTGCAGTTGATCAAGGCGGCGCAGCACCTGCCGCTCCAGGTCAGAGAGAGCCTGATCTAACTGGCTGAGGAGCTGCTCCTCCTGTCCGCCGCGTTGCTCCAGGTACTGCTGGATCTTTCCCTTGTCGATGGTCAGCCGGAAGAAGGGCTGACTGGGTGGCATGAGAGCAAGCAGCAGCTTGGCGCTGAGGCTGTTCACGCCACGTGCCCCCGCCCCCTGATACAGGCTGGGGATGCTGTTGTACCGGCTGCCAGCCCAGCTGTCGTTCTGATCAGATTCAGGGATCAGCGTTGGGATGGTGAGCTTGCTGGAATCAATCGCACGCCGGAGATAGAGACTCCGGTACGGCTCAAGATCTTTCCACCGAGATTGAGCAGTGTTGTTCATGCGATTTGCAGACCGGCAAGGTAAGGCGAAACAGAGCTAGCGGGAGTGAGCATCGTCAGGCTGGACAACAGGTTGGTGTCCTCCTGCTTCTTGTTGCTGCCGTAAGTGAGGTTGGAAGCAGTGGGCTCCATGTTTGGGACATAGGCCCGAGCCAGAGCCTCGGCTTGCCGGCGCTGCTCCTCATAGGCGGCCTGTGCAGCAGCCGCCTGTTGCTGCTGCATTTGATTTGCCTGCTGGAACTGCTGTTCCTGCTGCATCATCAAGCTTTGCAACCCAGCGATCTGCTCATCAGCTGAGCTCTGGGTTGCAGCGAGTTGATCATTGAACGTTGCCATGATGTCGGCAACGTTCTGGTCATTCCTGGCCTGAAGGTCTGTGATCTGCTGAGCGAGGATCCCCTGCCCAGAGGTCAACGTGTCGATGGTGGTTTGAGCCCAGTTCTTGTAGGCATCGAACTGCTTGTCGATGTAGCCCTGGGTGCCCTGCCTGCCACCACCACCGCCGCCTCCGCCGCCAGACCCACCGCCACCACCTACAGAGCCGCCACCTGTCCCACCTGCGGCGCCTCCCATGCCACCGCCTGCGATGTTGCGGGGAAGGACGATGGGGTTGTAGGTGGTGCTGGCCGGGGTGTAGGTGCCGCCTCCGTTGACTGTGCTTGTGTCGCGTGCAGGCGTGGTGGTGGTGCTGTAGCCGGCATAGGCAGTGCCGGGATTCATCCGCAGACCTTGCAGTGCCTGCAGTTGAGTCAGCGCCTGGGCCGTCCTGTTGTTTACCCCATAGGCAACGCCGCCAAGACTGGTGTTGAGGTTGCTGAGGTTGGGGCCAGCCTTGCCGCTGTTGAACTGGTTGACCAGACCAGACCCAAGAGCAACCCCTTTGTCTTGTGCCTTGGCCATGACCTGAGCAACGGTCTTGTCCTGGGCCTTGGCGATGCTTGCTGCTTCGCTTTTGGAAAGGACGTTGCCGGCGGCAGCTACTGACGTTGCGCCTCCGCCGCCTCCGCCGCCACCAGATGAACCGCCGCCACCGGATGAGCGAGCGCTACTGCTGGAGGAGCCGCCGCCGCCACCGCCGCCAGATGAGCGGTTGCCACCACCGCCGCCACCGCCTCCTCCACCGCCTTTTCGGTTGTATTCAATGCGCGCTCTAGTCATCAGTGAGCCCCCTGAGAAAGCGAATGACAGATCTCTGACCAGAAGCGTACCGAATCTGATCAATCGAGTCATTTAGCTCAG